ATTACCAATTGCAACACCATATACCCCTTGAACGAATACACCCGCCTCCCCCCCTATCGCAATTCCACCTATACCTTGCTGAAGTGCTCCAGCTATAGTACCAATAGCAATCGTATTCAATTTCTGAGAAATATATCCAGCCCTATAACCTATCGCAACAGCATTGCTTCCCTGGCTAGACACTCCAGCTTCAGAACCAATTGAAATAGCAAAGATTCCTTGATTGCTATTCCCAGCCCCAGGACCCACCGCAACGCCAGAAAACCCTTGAAATTCAGCTCCAGCTTGAGCACCCACTGCAACTCCATTGAAACCTTGTGAATAAATCCCAGCCCCAGGACCCACCGCAACACAACTGACCCCTTGATTGGAGAAACCCGCATAGTATCCAAGCGCAACACTACCTGTACCTTGATTAGACATTCCAGCTGCAGCACCCACCGCAATACTATTGATCCCTTGATTACACCTTCCCGCACCACAGCCAAGGTGTACTTCGCTGCCCCCTGTTGCCCACTTATTTGTAAGCGTATTCCAGTACATATAGTCACTATAACACGAACCAAGGGGCACTGTAAGACCCATACTTGACAAATTGCTTATTGGATTTTGCCATTGAACCTCGCCCGATGGGGTCTGAGCCAGCACAAAATAAGGGAGCGTTGACACATTACTATTCCGATAACAATACAGTTTGCGCAGAGTGAGAAAATCGAAATCATAATTGTGCTTCGTTGTCATTTCCTGTTATGGACCAACAATCTTCCTTAAAACAATCCACCGCCTGACGGTTAATAGAAATCCAATAAAAAGCGCGAATTTCTATCTCAAAGTTCCGGAACATTCAACAGGAGATGCCAGCAGGTGGCGGTTTATTACAACTCGTCGCACAAGGAAAGCAAGATGTCTTTTTAACAGGAAATCCACAAATATCTTTCTTTAAGCTGGTGTATCGTCGTTATACGAACTTCGCCATCGAATCTCAGCCGATGTACTTCGACGGTACGCCCAATTTCGGTCAGCGTATTACATGCCTAATTCCACGCAAAGGCGACCTGTTGGGTTCCATTTACCTAGATATCACATTGCCCCGCCTGGTCTTAGATGCGTCTACGACAGCCGTCTCATACGTAAACGCCATTGGTCACGCCATAATCCAAGAGATTACATTTGAAATCGGCGAGCAGGAGATTGATAGACAGACAGGCGAATGGATGGAACTTTGGACACAATTGTCCACGCCAATATCACAGCGTGAAGCCCTCAATAACATGATAGGCAGGGTCAATGCCTATGCTCCACCCAATTTCATAGTGGGTCCAAAATCAGCAGGCCTCCGACTACAAATCCCCCTACAATTCTATTTCTGTCGCAATCCAGGCCTGTACCTCCCTCTCTTAGCGCTACAGTATCATCCAATTCGTATTAATATTACTCTCGCACCACTTCAGCGCCTTTTCTACTCGCCTGACCTCAAACGCAACATTACGGACGAATGTCCACAACTCTACGTGAATCCGCAAGCGACAATCACAAATATGATGCTATGGGGAGACTACGTATACTTAGATGTCGAAGAGCGCCGCCGATTTGTGTCACAAAGCCATGAGTATTTAATTGAACAGGTACAGTACACGCCACCCTATTCTATCACAGCGAAACAGCAGATTGCGAACATCCAAACGGATTTCAATCATCCAATCAAAGAGTTTATTTTTGTCGCGCAACGTGATTACATGCAGCAAATCAACGAAACATTCAATTACAGTAATCTAGCGATAGGCGAGCCAGTACCACCCACACTTGAACCCTATATGAACTTGGACCAAACACGCCTCGATTTAATTGCTACGGCACTCCTACAGCTGGACGGCTATGACCGTTTCCAAGTCCGTGGCGCAGACTACTTTCGTCTAGTACAACCCTATCAACATCATACAACAACACCTGTTGACAATTTTATTTACGTATATTCCATTGCGATTCGACCTGAAGACATACAGCCAACAGGTACACTCAATGCGAGTCGCATAGACAGTGTAAACTGGCAGATTCAGATGAACCCCCTGTTAGAAATGGCACCCATTACATCACGTGGCAACTGTAGTATACGGGTATATGCTACAAATTATAATATATTACGCGTGGTCAATGGGTACGGCGGTCTGCTCTTTACAATATAAGTACTCCCCGCCACTATCGTGATGTATATCAGCTATATTACACCGACCACTAAAGTAGAGGATATGTTCGGCAACCTCTTTTACCGAACGTCACTTGAATTCTGGAAAACCTCTACACTCAATTATACAATGTATTGGTTATTGGCAGTATTTCTAGGGTTTTTTGGCGCAGATATGTTATATCTTCGATCCCCCTGGATGATGATCGCAAAATTCATGGTAAATCTATTTACATTCGGTTACTGGTGGATTTACGATGCCGTTGAAGCAACCTTTAATAAATCACAGGTACAGCTGGTAGGGCCTAGCGCGCCCTTCTATGGTCCACTGGGCATAGCAGGAGGGCAATTCATGGGCGCACCTGGTACACAGGAACAATTAGACAAACACTACACATTTGCCCTATATGCCATAGTAGTCTGTTTGGGTGGTATATTTGGTGGGGATTCCTTCCTTGTAGGTGATAAAATGTCAGGTTGGATTCGTCTTATTACCCTTGTAACAATCATATTAGCGCCAGTCGCACTCATATGGTGGGCCTATAAGATGTTTTTGTTCTGGTTCCAAACGGGCAGTTTAATAGACCAAGAGTATAAATTCTTTGGTGCACCAAAACCAGCCAACGCAGACGACATCTGTCCAAATGTATTTGAACATGTAACATACTGGATTATTCATACACTTAGTGCAATCCCAGGCCTAGGATTTCTCAAAGTTGTAGCGGATAAACTGGCAATCGCATATGGTATAGTACAAAATACTATACAGACTGTGCGAAAGGATATACCAATACTTATCGCCTCAACGGAAGGAAATATGGTTGTTAAGGAGCCAGTAGCAGAAAAAGCCCTGGTGAAGATGAAGGAACCTGTTGGTGCCCCTGCTGCCCCTGCTACCCCTGCTACTTCGCAAAAAGGCGGCGGCGTATCTCTCGAAGATATTGAACTTACAGGCAAATCCATGCTCCTAGTATTCATAATCGGCGCTATCCTCACAACCAGCTTAAGCGTTTCTGCGTGGAGAGTATGGAAGAATAGCGACAGCAATGAGTCAGACGAACGAAGCAGTGAAAAAAGCGATGACCCCCCTCAGCCAGCCAATTCTGGAGCAACTCCTTCAGAATAGTATTCCAAATCCCCCCAAAATCAGTATGATCTATTTCACAGCATCCTGGTGCGGACCCTGTAATGGACTACCCCTCGACGAAATTACAGCGCTAAATCCAGATATTCACTGGTTCCTCTGTGACATTGATCTAAACAAATACTCGGCGGGTTACTGTGGCATCCAAACCGTACCGTCCTTCATGGCAATTGTACACGGAAAGGCCGTTCAGCCCCTATCCTCTTCTGCTCCCGCCAACATTGCGAAATACATTCTACAAACAAGTCGCCTTGCCAAGTAATACACATATATATGTATGGAATACTATGTTATGTATATTATAAGAAGTAACACTCACTATCCTGAAAGCGATTGTGATGTATGCGCCCACTCCGCGTACAGTGTCGGCGCGCATATCTTTGCCGAAATGTCCGCACAAATCCACTCCGCTTCTTTTTGTGATTTTTAAACACCTCATTCACAAAAAATGACCGAAAAGGCTCAAGGGCCGCCACCGCCTCTGGATGAAACTGTGTTCCGTAAAAAGGCAGCCCACCCTTTGCCTCTATCATTGATACAAATCGCTTCCCCTCTCGGTCATGTGATATGCCAACAACTACAAACATATGGCGAAGCCGCGGATTCGCTAAAAATGCTTCTGGTGTAATACCGTGATTATTTGCAAAATACACATGCCGCCCCCTCTCAAGGTACGCCTTAAACCCATCTGGCCACGCCCGCGCGATGCGTGTATGTAGGCCCGCCCGAGTTATATGTACATTTGACATATACTTATTTCTAGCATCAAACTGCCCCAACTCATTCAAATCTATGCCGCCAAACACCATACAAAGTAGCTGAAATCCGTGACACGTTCCCCATACAGGAAAATACTCACCGCGCCGCTGTGCCGCCACCGCAAGTTCCAAAAGCCGCGTAGCAGTGCGCATATAGTCAGCGTTATAGACAGGCCCGCCCTGTAAATAGAGCCCATGAATGCGCGACATAAATGCCTCGGGATTCTTGGTAGTATAAGGAATAGGTAGAATATCAACGCCCCTGTCGGCAAACCATTTCACATTATTATTTGTAATAAACGGCTTCGCTGCTGCTGTCGCTGCCGCTGCCATAGTTTGCGGCATGGTTAGTATGCCAATAGACCGCAAGGCCATATCTCCCTACTCTTATGACGCAAATAATTGCCGCCCACGGCCCTCCTTTATTTCATACACATTCCACGCCTCCATAAATGCGCGAAGCTCAGTAAACCGCTGTTGGAGTCGCGCCATAATAGGCACATTTCGAAGCTGTATATGAAGTGTCGGCCTATCTGCTGTACTAAAATTAATACCGCCATCAGGCTGACGTGGCCCAGGTCGGTCACGCTCAAACAGCTCCCCATAATTCCATCGCATTTCCCCAATCCCCAATCCATTATCCCGCTCATCTTTCACAAGGGCTTCAATGTCCTGCCAAACAAACGGTGGAAAATAGGATTCGCGGTCCTGTCCAGCAATGACAAGTTTCATATTATTATAAAACGTAGCATTCTCCGTATAATCAGGACGGTCACCAATTTTATTGAAAAACTGATATCGCAGATTGCGCTCCAAACACGCCCCTAGTCGATAAATAAACATAACGCGCTCTACGTGATGTCGCGCATCAAGTAATCGGGTGATAGTTGCTGCACCGCCAAAGTCAAGAGGTTTATAGTCCTGCTCACCGATGGTAAAGATATTTTCAAACACGCGCCTGTAAGGAATTGTTATCTGACTTTCTTGAAGAGCTTTCATAGTATCATCAGGCACATACGCCTGTTGCATTTCAAGTAGAATAGTGGGCGCTGCCATTTGACTACGCGAATAGGATCTAAATTCATAGAGCACATCATTTGTTAAAAAGTACGAATAGGGCTTATCAAATGGATTGGGGTTAATGTCCCTGTCATCTCCATTTAGATATTCTAATTGAATCAAGTCTTCGAGTGGCCTCAGTTTAATTTTAAGGCGAAATGTCTGACTTGGCATACAGCACAGTGGAAATCCTCCATCCCCAGGCGCTTGTAACCCAGGTAATGGAATAGATACACGAAGCTGTGAAGGCGTAGCATTTTTAATAATAGGCTCTATTGCATTAAGGGGCAGTCCCGCATTACGCTGATCCAAAAAGGACGTATTATACGAACCCTCCGTAATTTGCGTACACATAAGGCTCTCACCAGACCATTCCTGAATAAGAATCTGGTCTTGATAAAACTGTATAGATTCAAACATTAAATAGCCAATATATCGAATATAACCACAGGAATTATTCCCAAAAATTTGGAATTGGTTATTTGCCAACGCAGGATTCATGGGCTGCCCACCCACTGTAATGGGAAGGGGTGGAAACCAATACGGCAATTGAATGAGCAACGCACATTCCAGTAATATATCGCCGTAACGTTCAATCTCCACTTCAAATGTACTACCAAATTGCGGATCATTTAAAGGCACGACAGTACGGCGCTCTTTCATAAACGGCGCACTGGATTTATAGGCATTATTAAATGCGTTTTGCGCTTCTGCGTCATTTCTCGAAAGGAACTTATCTTTATTTCCGCGCGCCACTAGCTCAAACAAGGCCCCACTGCCATTACTGTGTGGAAGAAATGACATTATTTCTACTATATCACCGCTTCTTTAGTTTCAAGTGAATAAGTAGAGGTATGAGCAGGCCACTATCCTTAGAAATACCCCCAAATAACAACAGTAGCAATGTAAGAGTATTAAGTAGTGTCTCATCCCCTAGGGGAACAATTACACGCACATCCCCAATTAAAAACAGTCGCAAGGTAATAGTATTACCTAATAGTCCACCCCCTATGGGAATACCTAAAAGAAAATTTTCACCGAAAGACCCAAATACAGAACCTCCTAAAAAACCTAGAAAAAATAATGCTCCAACGCTTGAGGACTATATAAAAATGTACAACGATCCCGAGTTTCGCGATTTTGTTTCATCTTTTAAGTCAAGCTCTAAAGCAAATGGCTCAGGCGGAACTGCGAATGTATATATAGTAACAATTGACAAAATAAAATACGCAATGAAACGTGTAAAAATGGTAGACTCCAACATCGTTGCACTATATAACGAGATTCGTGCACTTAGAGAATTAGATACGTTAGGATGCGCACCTACATTACATGCTGTAGTTGTAGATGGCGAATATATAAACCTATTTTTGAGCTATACGGAAGGACAAACACTTGAAGCCTGGTTGAAAGACAAACACAGCGACGAAGATAGGGACAAAATTCATAGAGAACTTACAAACGCCCTTACAACAATACATGAAAGCAAATTTATACACGCGGATGTGAAACCGTCCAATATATGGATTCCAACAGATTCGCCAGCCTATTTTCTTGATTTTGGATCTGCTGTTAAGCCTGGCGAGAAAGTAACATCATTTACAAGGAAGCCTGGACAGTCCCTTTTTAATGCTGAAAATGTATCACAAGGCAAGAATACAGAAGACTTGAAAGAGGCATTTAAGGGGAGAGGTGGTACTCGCCATAAACGTAAAAAACTGAACCTATCTCGTCGCCGCACCAACACTAGGCGCAATGTCCAATCTAGTTATCGTTGAATCTCCAGCAAAATGTTCCAAAATCCAAGGGTATCTAGGCCCTGGATACAAAGTCATCGCCACCATGGGTCACATCCGAGCACTTGAAGAGTCCTTGGATGCGATTGGATTTGACCGTGACTTTGAGCCAAAATACGAATTCCTCGCCACGAAAGCAAAAGCCCTCAAACAACTCAAAGAATGTGCGAAAGGGGCCACCACGGTCTACTTGGCCTCCGATGATGATCGTGAAGGAGAGGCTATTTCGTATTCTGTCGCTCTCTATCTCAAACTTCCTCCTACCACCACACCCCGCATCGTTTTCCACGAAATCACCGAAAAAGCCATCAAGGCCGCCGTCGCCGCCCCTCGCCGCATCGATATGAACCGCGTCCATGCGCAACAAGCCAGATCCGTCTTGGATATGATGATAGGGTTTACCATGTCACCTCTTCTCTGGAAACATGTCGCAGGCGGTCTGAGCGCGGGCCGCTGCCAAACACCCGCCCTGCGGCTCGTCGTTGAGCGCGAAGACCAGATTCGCAATTTCGCCACGGCATCTTCATGGCGTATCTCTGGTAGTTGGGACCAAGCAAAAGCAACGCTCGATGATGACCTAGAAGATGAAGAATCAGCTCTTAATTTCCTCGAACTCTTACACGATGATCTAACCCGTGAAGGCCGTATCCAATCGAACACCGTTCGTCCATGGACAACGAATGCTCCACAGCCTCTTATTACCTCTACATTACAACAACAAGCCTCTGCGCTCTTCAGTATTGGACCCAAGGCAGCCATGTCCTCTGCCCAGCGCCTGTATGAAGCGGGGCATATCACGTATATGCGCACAGACAAGGCAGTACTCTCAGAGGAAGCGAAAGAGGCTATTCGCGAATATGTAACGACAACCTATGGCACAGAATATGGAAAGCCGCTTGAGATAGCTACGCTACCCTTGCTACCCACTAAAGGCGCAGCAGTCACAGCAGTCACACCAGCAGCCCAAGAAGCACACGAGTGTA